CTCACGGACCTCTGGGGAATACTTCGGTAGTTTTTTCATCGCTCCATCCTCTCAAAGGTTGGAGTCTCCGAGAAACCCGGGGCGGTTCAAAACCCCTACAACCATTAGCCAATCAGCCACCACACTGTCCCGCCGCTTCTCCGTCGCCCCGATGATGGATTGGGCCTACCTTTTATGTAAGCCCATATTTTAAAGGGAGTGACGTGCTTTCGGTTCGGTTTGTAGCAAATTTGCCACGATTACGAGCTGCGAAATACTTAAAACCTGATCATGAATCTCATGCCACAGGTGCCACATCACATGCTCACCCGTCAAACAAGTAATGTGCCCGATTAGGTTTTAAACTTTCCAACTAGCACTCCAAAGGATGAAGCAAGCCGTGAAAGTTCCGAGCTGGAAGCATTCGTCTGATTCGCTCCCGTAGCTGTTTGAGTGGAAAGATCTTGAATATTAACCAGATTTCGATCCACCTCACGCGCAACGTGTGCCTGTTCCTCAGCCGCGCTCGCGATCACAAGGTTTTTTTCGTTTATCGTTGAGACGCCCTCGGTGATTCGGTCTAAAGCCTCGCCTGCTTCTACAGCCTGTCTACGCGTATCATCGGCAAGAGTTTTACTGCTGTTCATCGCGAAAACAGCCTCCTCGGCGCCTGTACGGACCTGGCCCATCATTGCCTCGATATCGGCAGTAGACGCTTGAGTCCGGTGCGCAAGGGCACGTACCTCATCTGCAACGACAGCAAACCCTCGTCCTTGTTCGCCCGCCCGGGCTGCTTCAATAGCTGCGTTAAGGGCGAGCAGGTTGGTCTGCTGCGCGATCGACTGTATGACTCCGAGTATCTTCGTGATTTCGTTGACGCGCTGTGCCAGTACTTCAACCTTGCCGGTCGAATCTGAAATCTTGTCTGCCATCGCACCGACTGATTCGACGGCGTTTTTCACTTTGTCGCGCCCCTCGGTTGCACTGCGGCTTGTCTGATCAGAGGCTTCGGAAGCGTCAGTAGCGTTACGAGCAACTTCCTCTACCGCCGCTGTCATTTCGTTGACGGCGGTGGCCGCCTGCTGAATTTCATCATTTTGGCGGATAAGACCCCGAGAGCTTTCCTCGGTTACAGCATTTAACTCTTCCGATGCGGATGCGAGTTGATCAGCCGCACTGCCAATCTCCTTGATTGTAGCCCTGAGATTAATCTGCATTGTGCTAAGCGCGTTCAGTAAGATGCCTATCTCATCTTTTCCGGTGGCGTTAATCGTGTTTGAAAGGTCTCCTTCAGCGACCTGCTTCGCAGCAAGTAGCGCTGCAGATAACGGTCGGGTGATAGAGCGTGTCACGATTAGTCCCAATGCGATCGCAGCTATAAATGCGATGATTACACCGATGCCCAGCGACCAGTAGGCGCGGCTGGCGGTGGTATCTGCATCGGGTCCTGCTTCATTGCTTTGGCGATTGTTGGAAGCTACGATAAGTTTCAACTCATCATTAACAGCCTTATACGCGGGATCCACTCGCTGCTCGAATAGCCTTGCAGCCCCTTCCAGATCTCCTTTTGTCGTCAATTCGACCATGCTGTTGCCAGCCGCGATGTAGGTTGGCCAATTTTTTTCAAATTGGTCGCCCGCAGCACGCTCGTCTTCTGCTAATGGGGTTTGGCGGTACTCCCTGAAAAGCTGCTCTACCTCTTTTTGATTGTCGGCAATAGATTGCACAACTGAATCGTATCTGGCTTGATCAACTTTTTCATACTTGAATAATAAAGCACGATGCAGGTCGCGGTAGTGCGCGACCGCGTTCGCCCGTGCGTTGCTCGTTTTATAGACTGATACCAGGTTGTTGTCTATGACATTGTCTACGCTGCCTCCTAGGCTACTAATGCCTGTATAGCCTACGAACCCCACCCCCAAAGTAATGAAGGCGCAGGCTGCAAATGCAGAAATCAATCGTGTAGATAGCATCGTGCCACGTAATAGGCTCATCTTAGACTCACTGTCAATGTATTGCTCCGTCTCAGAAAGGGCAGAGCTTTCTCCTTTATCTGCCAGGCAAGTGATTTACTGAACGTATATTGATCTGAATGCGATGGACGGTCAGATCGATCGGCCTTGATTCAACCTGCCGATCTATGTTGGGTTAGCGCAATTCCGGCGTGTGTGACTTGCTTTTCCATTATCCATGCAGCATCTCTGGAGGCTACCGGCTTCGGGAAAGCGTCCGGAGCTACGTGCCGAGTCTCCAGGGTTTATAGCGTCACGGTGATGGATTGGACCTATTGAGCTTTGGAGCCGCTTGTTTTAGGTGTCAGCCTGCGTTGTAGTCTCTAAATGTAGCAATTTTTTCGCAATGTACATGGCTGCCCTATGGGCTCGTGGCTGCTTTTTCCCAATGATGGCGTCCGGACGAAATTGCTCACTTGAGACTGCTTGAGTCTGCATGCGATGAAGGAGGGAAGGGCATTTTTAGATAAAACAAAAATCAGGATCCAAAATCTTGTGCATGGGGTTGATTTCAATATGATGGCACCCAATCTTATGTACGACTGGGAATCTTCTCAGCCCACTTTGGAGGTCTGCATGGCCGATTATTGTATTTCTGCTGTCAGTTATGAGAGTCAAGGTCGCCACATTGATTGGGTGAGAGTTCACAAGGATCTCGGTGACAGCATTGGGGACGGGATGGTGTGTTCACGAGCATTTGTCGCTGATTTAATCTCCAGTAACAAGGCGACTTTCCAAACCATCGTCCCTGGCGATAACAAAAAATGGAAAGACGGTTCTCGGATTCATGTCATAGACAAGATATATCTGACTACTAACTCCAACAGTACCAAGCGTGACAATCTTGGTAGTCTGGAAACATTCTGATAGTTTAAGGCCTGCTGTGGATTTCAGCGGGCCTTTCATCCGAGCTAGGCGGCTCTCCTCCTGTCAACTTGTTGTGCTGGTTAGCAGCTTTTTCCCGCTGTCGATCAATGTTATAGCCAAATCCCTCAAATGGATCCCTAATGCTGCTTTCTGATGGGTTGGACGGATGCGCCCCTAAATACTTTACTATAAAGGATGGTGGATGAGTAAATAAGTTGCTGATCTAATTTTGACGCGACTGATAGGCGGGGGCTCTTATTTGTATTTCAGGGAAGAAGATTTGGTAATGGGTGCTATGCTGTTTTGGATATAGTTTAAGAAGGCTTCAGGTTTAAAGAAAAATTTTGTACATTTCCACAGGTATAAAAATATGCTAGATGAAGTGAAAGATATTAACGGTTTTTTTGACTTGTTGGTTAGGAAGGTGTTTGGTATTTTAAGTGTTGATGGGGATAAAACACTTTTGACGTTGAGGAGTAATTCATTCATACCTCACATAGAAGAGGTAGAATGTCTGGTGGGGACGGGGTTCGATCACAAGATTGTTTCTTGTCTTCGGTGCATAGGAGTTGGATCTGAGCGAAGGTTTAACCGTGGTGGGACTGAACACGTCAGCTCGATATTTCCTCATTATGTATCGGTAGGTGATGCTGTTCTTAATACGGTCGAAGAAACCATCACTGAAATATATTTCAATACGAATGATCTTCCGATGTTGTTCAATGATAGTAGGGCTTTTGGACACATATTTACCAGTAAGGAGGCACTTACTGATCTGCTCACTCATCATCATGAGGGACTAGAGCGAGAGTACTCACATGGCTTTCCGCTAAATATGCCTGAGATATCCGATGAGCCTCATATTTTCTATTTTACTGGAAAGATGAAAATCTTTGAATGTGCAACTCCGCTGGGCGTCCTTAGTGTAAATCATGGCCCGAGTATCATGATTGATGGTAAAAGCGGAATTAGCTGCGAAAACGATATATCGGCAAGTATTAAACTTTCTAGTCCTGTGAATTTTGACACGGCGTATGATTGCGTTATGACCTTTGCTAGATTCTTTTCCATTATGGCAGGGCGAACTCAGGCATTATCCGCTGTAAAGTTAAGAAAAATTGGGCTGCCGGAGAACTCATTGTTGGATATTTACTCCAGCTTCAAGACTCCAGTCTCAGGCGCTCCTATTCAGCATTTTCGAGACATTCCAATAAGTCCGATACACCGTCCTGACGAGTTTACGAAAGTTCTTAATAATTGGCTAGCTACGGAGCCTGATTGGGGCGTTGGGAGGATTCAGTATCTTACTGGTCTGGCTAAATCTCGATCCTATGATACCGACAGACTAGTTGCAGCTGCTAATGCTTTTGACATATTACCCGCATCGGCTACCGTTGCCGACTCGCTAGTCTCGGAGGAGTTTGAATCAGCACGTGGTAAATGCTTAGAGATACTGGCAGGTTTACCCAAGACGGAGGATCGGGCATCAGCTATTGGAGTGCTAAAAAGATGGGGGCGGGCAAATCTTAGAAGTAAGGTCCTCCATCGCGCCACGATTGTCAAAGCGCAAATGCCTCAAATTAGCGAATATATAGATGATATTCTTGTGATGGCCATAAAAACACGAAATTACTTTGTTCATGGCTCTGATGACTTCAATTATATAAAATATCAGCGCTTCTTACCCGTGTTTACAGATGCGCTCGAATTTGTCTTTTCGGTTTCGGATCTTATTGAGTGCGGCTGGAACTCAGTGGAGTGGCTTAAGCAAAAGCCATCGAGTCATCATAATTATGGAGCTTTCTTAAATTCGCTGGCCGCAATTGCCGTCGAGTTGAAGGAAGAGAGGAGCAGAAAATAGATGCTTGCTATTGGTGAGTCGTTAGCAATCTATTCAATGTCTAAAATTTAACTTTTATGTGGTGCATGGAGGATGCTAAGTCTTCATGCACCAGTTTCTTTAAGTAACTTATGCTGCCCGTCCCATTAGTTGGTTTTGCTCTTTGGTAGCTCTTTCCCTTTGTCGATCTATATAGTCAGCTAGGTCGTTCAAATGTATCCCCAGTGCCGCTTTTTGAGTTTCGGCCCCGAGTCGCACTACCGGAATGTCTATTTCGCCTTCAAGCCTTTTGCGTTTAAATTTCTCGACTGTCAGATTCATATAGTCCACGCATACGCGTTCTAAAGGAATTATGACCTTTCCTTCGTATTGTGCCATTAGAAGGAATAATGTTTTCATATCGCCTCCATCGCAGTAATTGGTTGCCACTTGAATTCAAACAGCCCATAAGCACTAGGGCAGGCAGTAGCATCGGTCGCGATTATCAAATCATATTGAATCCCGCCTAGGGCCGTCCTGGACCACTCAACTGCTTGATGGATGCTCGCGTTTTCCATCACCTCTATCACGCTCATACCTATAGATTTTCCTGCCTGGTAAGATCGATCTAATGCCTGCTTTATAGCTCGCTCAATGAAGAAGGTAGGTAGCGAAAAACATATGACCAAGCCGTTCAGGATCATGATTTGCTGTGCTCGCATGTGCTGTGTCCTTAGGGGCGAGCCCGTCGCCGGATCGGGGGGGTGAGAGGACGGCAACGGGCTGACTCGAATTGGTTATGCCAAAGTGAAACTGCCGATGGTTAGGTCGGTTGCTTCGCCCACCTCTTCTGCTACGACCTTTTTGAATTCTTGCGCTAGGTTCTCGCGTAGCTGAGCCTCGCCAATCCAGCGCAGTCGGAGCACGGGCTGGTCGCCTCCAGTGAGGACTGCAACGCGCAACTGGATGGTCTGAGCCTGCAGGCCTTCATACGGGATGACGCTGAACAGGAGCTCAGCGGGGAGGCCATCAGCCGATTTGGCTTCGATCTGATCCATTGCCGAACGTGATGCGCTCATGTCGCCGACGACGTGTTCACTTTTGCGGGCCTGTTCGATGGTGATGGACCGAATTGCCCCAGCAGCTCGGCGCAGATCGATATCGACACCTTCCGGGTTCAGCGCTTTCAGGTTGGGTGCCCAGTCCTCAATGAAGTCGCTGAGCTCTTTTTGAGTGTGCTTGGATCCGGCTGCGCGCTCCAACGCGATGAATGCTGCAGTCTTCTTCAGGGTGAGCTTGGCGCGAAAGTCTCCGTGCCCAGGGTTGTCCTGATCGCCGAGGTTAAAGAAGACGCTGCATGTCATGTCGTCGCTATCAACAAAACCCGATGTGTTGCCATCGGCCTGGTTCAGTACGTATTCGCTGAAGTCCTTCAACGACGAAGTTTCTAGCACGCCTCGAAACCGGCTGCGGGTCTGTTGAAACTTCTCCAGGCTGACGACATTCACGGTCGCGGGTAGTGCGATTGAAGGTGTGAAGGTGTCCAGCGCCTTGGCGTTTGCGAGTACTGCGGTGTCTTGGATCAACTGGATTGCTTTGGCTTCCATGAATCATTTCCTGCGGTGGTGAGAGGTATGGAACAGCGTTGAATTACGATCTGGCGGGCACGGGTGCGGCGTGGCGGTCAAACATCTGGTCTGCCGCAGGTGTCTCTGGAAACAGCGTCAGACGACCGCCTTCGCCTACATACATCGGGGTGTCGAGGGTGGTGTCCTCGGTACGGCTGCCGCGCTTGGTTGGCACTTTGTAAGCCAGCTTGTGGTTGACGGTGACCTGGTGGCTGTCAGCAATCTGCTTCAGAGAAAACGTCAGCGTTACGGTGCCGACCTTTTTGTTGTCGACTACACCAGCAGCAACCTCGGAGAGCGCATGTCCGATCTGATTGGCGAAGACGCCTGCGTTGAGTTCGCCGATAAACTCGGCTGTGTCCGTGGGTTTCATGTCCTGTGCCTCTGGTTGTTGTCACTGGACGGCAGTGACCACCTTTTAATCAGGCCGCTTTCGACTTGGCCTGTGCATCGAGATATGCAGCGAGGTCGTGCAGGTACACCACCGGCTGGCCCTTGTTCGATCCGCCGAGCCGTGTGACCTTGAGTTTGATGCGGCCTGCGTTGATCTTGCGGAGCAGGTAGCGATCACTCGATATGTGCGAGAAATAACGTTCCCGCACAGTACTCAGCGTTGGGCAGGGGGTAGCAAACTCGTCCCGGAGCTGAATTAGCGTTTCACTCACGCAGAATCCTCCCCGTGCCCCTCCTGTTGGGGCACCAACTGAAGGCGAATCAGCTCCGCGAGACCCTCTTTCGATTTGCCGGTTGCAGTCGCGCACAGGCGTCCCTTGGAGTCCGCCACCACTGCGCCGTATGGGCGCTTTGGGCAGCGTGTTGGGGTGACATACGCGACCTGGCCTTCAAGCAAAACGGCATCGACCATCCGGAAAACTTCTGCCAATTCGGCAGTTACAGGTGGCAAACCGTCCAGCATGCTGAGTGCCTCTGACGTCGCTCCGATCAATGTCGAGCGACTGACGATGGTTGGGTGGTTTAGGTGCATCGGAACCAGTTTCAGCGCGCCTACGGCGTGAGTAAGTGCGTTCAGAGTCATGCTGCGGCGTCCTTGTTCGTGGTGGTGATGCCAAGCTGGTCCGAAAGCCAGGCAACACCCGCCTCCTTGACCATCACCACTGCATAGTGGCTGTAGGCGTGAATGTTCTTGTTCCAGCGGCTGCGCGAATCTTCGTATAGGTAGCCTTGGTCGCGGTGCTTGGGTGCAAGCTCGCCTGCCTGGGTCAGCACGCCGATTTCGCGCAACTTCATTCGAAATGCCTTTGGCTTCATGCCGAGAATCACTGCTGTAGCGTCTAGCGTTCTGTTCATGAGGAATGCCTCAGGCCACAGCCAGCAAACCGCGTGAGCGGATGGCGCGATACAGCTCGTCCAGTGCCCCATACAGTTCTCGAAGACTGCTGTCGTTGGTAAGGACCAAGTCGTCCGGATGGACTGACACACCCGCTTCGCTGATGTGAGGGTTCACTTCCGCTGCGTCGGGTCGGTACAAATGAATGACGGTCCCGCCGCGTTTTCGGATGAAGTCGGCCTCGTTTTCGAAGCGGACATCGCTTACGACAAAGCCCGGCACGCCATCGAACACCGCACTGAGGCAGTCAAGGTTCTGTTCGGCGAGGTCGATCCAGAGGTTGGCGCTGATCATGTGACGGCCCCACTCGGTGCCAAGCAGTTGCATCAACTGGCGAGGTGAGCGACCCAGCCAGTCAATGGGCTGTTCCTTTTTCTCGCCTTCGAGATCCTCGGGACTGAGGTTGAATATGGCCATGATGCCGTCGCGCAAAGGGTCGGCGAATGCGTAGCACTCAAACCCGTGCTCGTGGGCCAGGTGCTGGGCGGCGGTTGTTTTGCCGGAGCGGGCAGAGCCGGTGAGGCCGATCAGGATTTGCTTCATGCCGCGTCACCTCCCCATGGCCCGAAATCATCGACTGCTTTTGCTGGAGCGGCTTTCGCGGCGCTGCTTTTTGGCTGGATGATTAGGAGAAGGCCGGTTTGGCGCTGAATGGTGGCGATGGATTCGCGGTTGGAGGCCGCTGTCGGGTGGAGATACACCGGGCAGCGGGTGTTGTGCTGTGTCGTTTGCATGGCTCGTACTCTGTGGTGAGAGGGGGTACGAACGGAATTTACAAGGAAATGCGTAAAATATGCAACGTGTTATTTTGTTAATCGGCATTTGCCCACAAAAAAAGCCGCTCGATGCGGCTTTTTCATACTATAATTTTTTCAGCGAAGGACCGAGTACCAGAACACTCGCCCGATAATGCATAGATTTTGGGCTTCTAATTCTGGCAAGGAATATTCCTCATCAGGGTGTTCATCCCTGTTGAAGCTTCGCAACCTCAATCCTCCACTGGGAAGCCGGTACACAAGCTTCACACGCAGCTGACCATTGTGCTCTATAGCGTATATATCCCCATCCTTGATGAGCGTTTTGCCTCGGTCGACGCCCACGGTGCTTCCGTGAGGTAACACCGGTTCCATGCTGTTGCCGTACACCGAGACGCAAACAGCATTCTCTACCTGCACACCCTGCCGCCTTAGCGTCCGCTTGCCGAAGCGCAGCTTAGCTGTGGCGTGTTCTTGAATTGCCACGCGCCCGGATCCAGCTGACAGTTCCACTTCTTTAAGCAACGGAACCTCTACTTCGTCATCGCCTAGGGGAGTCTTGTCGTCCCATTCTTCAAGCGGTCCCAGCATCTCAGCGTTGGATTCAACGTTTGAAGCAGGTTTGGTCGGCTCTTCCACATTGAGTGTTGGAGGTAGTGATGGATCTAGGCCCAGTTCCAATTGCAGAAGCTCAGCAAGTATTCCCATTGCTTGAGCTATATAGGACTTGTGTTTAGCTGCTCTCGTTTTTCCGCTTTCGAACGCTGCATAGGTCTGCTGGGTCAGAACCTCCCCTTCGGGCAGCGACTTTGAGACTCTGTCTGCCAGTTCTGCCTGCGTCCAATTCAGTTGAAGGCGTCTTGCTCTGAAAAGCACAGCTACCGGTGTCGGAGCGGGTTTGCTTCGAGTGCCAGCTTCATCGTGAGGAGTATTTTTCTTCATGGGATGAGACTACAAATAAATTTGTTGTGCATCAAACGCATAAATACGTTGATGGCTAACAAAAAAAGACGTAGATTGCGGCCGTAAACACTGAGTGAGGTTGGTATGACAGTGCCAGAATCCATGCGCGAAGCCTTTGACGAGGTTGTTGCGAGGTCGGGGGGGCAATCCGCTTTTGCGAGGTTGATATCCAGCGAATCAAAACAGGTTTCGCAGCAACTCGTATCGTATTGGTTAAAAAAGGGCGAGCTGCCAGCTGAATTTGTGTTGCGTGTTGAAAAGCTGACTGGTTGTTCGCGCTTCCGGCTTCGCCCTGATGTCTTTTGCGAGCCGGATGACTTGAAGTCAGCTGCTTGAAGGCTGCAGGGCCGGGGACCTCTCACCACAAGATTCCCCCGCCCCAGCAACGGCAGTGCAAAACACTGCCAACTCCGCCGACCAGGTCCTCTCACCACAAGAATCGCCTGGTTGGCTAGAACGATGAACCGTGCCGCACAGCACGTTTAGCACAGCACATCGGTCGTGGTCGTAGGATAGGGCGTGCCCCTGCCTGTGGCTACACCGTAAACGGGGATTTTACGGTTATGAGTCGCATGGATCTTTTGCCTGACGCTGGTCAGGTACTTTCGTTGCGTCAGGCGCTTTACCGCGCCGGACGCGACTACAAGGGCGGGGTGACTGCCCTTGCCCACGACATGGTGTTGGACAACGACACCCTCCAGAAAAAGCTCAAGCTTGATGAGGAGCGGCGCTGGCTCAATCCTGACGAACTGGAAGACATCGTCCGATTGACTTGCAGCCCGCTTTTGCTTGATGCCTTGATGCGTCCCGTCGGTGCTGTTTGGTATCAGCCCGAGCCCGTCGCAGCAACCCAGGATGCGCTCAAGTCGGTTGGCAAGCTGCTGACCGAAACGGGCGAGTTCGTTTCAGGCATGCACAATGGCGCTGCCGATGGAGTATGGGAGTTGCACGAAGTTGCTCTGCTGGAGAAGCAGGGCAACGACATCATTCGTGCGGTGCTGGGCATCATGGCCGGCGCTCGGCTGGCGATGGAGGATCGTTCCAATGGCTGACGATATCGACCGCGCCACAGAACAGGCGCAGTACCTACTGGATGTTGCTCTGTTTCGGCATCGCCGCATCCCGACAAACATGGTCAGCGCGCAGTTTTGTGAAGACTGCGACGATCCGATCCCTGAGCAACGCCGTGCGGCCATTGTTGGCTGCGAAACGTGCATTCACTGTCAGTCGCTGCGGGAGCAGCGTAGATGAGTGATCGTCCAACACCGCTTTCTGCTTGGGCACGTCGCTACTGCGAGACATTCAATTTTGCGTTAGTACCGATTCAACCGGGCGAAAAAGGCCCAAAAGGTAAGGGCTGGAATCAGCCCGGCAAGTACATCTTTGATCCTGCCAAGGCCGAGGCGTTCTGGACAAAGAATCCGAACCATAACCTCGGTGTCGTCTTGGGGCCGAGTCGGGTGTGTTCGCTGGACGTCGACGATGTCCAGTGGACACGATTCGTCCTGTACGAACTGTTGGGCGTTGATCTGGACGCGCTTGCCCTGGCTTTCCCGACCGTCGTCGGCAACCCACTGCGGTTTCGGGTCCTCTTTCAGGTCCCGGAAGGGCTTGAACTCACTCGGCACTCCCTGTCATGGCCCAATGAAAACGACCCGGACGGGTCAAAGCACAAGTCAATCATGCTGAAGGCAAACGCTGCTCGGGAGGCAGGCGATACGGCCAGAGAGGCCTTGTATCGAGCAGATGCCGAGCAGTACAAGCGGTTCACAGTGTTTGAATTGCGTGCAGGATTGGTGCAGGACGTACTGCCTCCCTCCATTCATCCAGGCACCGGCCAGCCATACACCTGGCGCACGCCGCCTGATGCTTCGGGGCTTCCGGTTCTGATCAGCGATCTGCTGAATGTCTGGAACAACTGGGACGTCTTCAAGCGGGGCGCGGAGGCTGCGTGCCCATGGCTGCCGAAGGACGCCAAGCCTACTGGCAAACAAAAGCCGAAACCGAAGCCAGCCCCTGCAGGTGGCAAGCGGCCGTCTGTCATCGACGAATTCAACAACTGCCATGACGTCGAAGAGATGTTGCGCAGCCACGGCTACACCAAGCGCGGGAGCAAATGGCTTTATCCGCAGAGTAGTACGGGGCTGCCTGGGATCACCGTGGCGGAAGGCAAGGTGTATTCACATCATGCAGCTGATCCTCTGGCCAACGGTCACCAAAACGACGCGTTTGAAGTGTTCTGTCTACTGGAGCATGGCGGTGATCAGTCCAAGGCGGTGAAGGAAGCGGCGCGGATGCTCGGCATGCAGTCGACCCGGCCCAGCGCAAGCGATCTTCCCCCGGCCCCAACTGAGGGTAGCGGCACGCCAGATGCAGCAGCACCGGACGCGCCAGGCGAGGCGGCTCCTGCACCTGACGGGGGGGCGGGGGAGGAGCTGACTATCGAGCAGGTGCTGCGGCGTTTTGCGCTGGTCGAAGGCACAACGCATGTGTGGGATTTCGATAAATCTAGGGCGATGAAGAAGTCAGCCTTTGAAGCGCGTGTGGGCAAACCCATTGCCAAGCTTTGGCTCGATACCACGGACAAGAAGCTGATCGCTGACGATCAGGTGAAGGACATTGAGCAGGCCCGGAAAATGGCGGGCAAGAAGGGCGGTGCTCTCGGCATGCGACCCACTGATCGTTACGTCTATATCGACGGCACCAAAGACGTTTGGGACCGGGAGAAGAAACGCCGGATCGCCGAGGGGGCCGTCAAGATGGCCTTGGGCGACACCTATGCGCTCTGGTTGAACAGCAGCGAGCGGCGGGTGGTGGACGTCGAACACATTGTCTTCGACCCGACCATGACCAAAGACCCCAGCATATACATCAACACCTTTGACGGCCTGCCATTGGAGCCGGTCAACGACGACGCGGCGTGCGCCAACCTGCGCTGGCTGATCTCATTCCTCTGCAACCATGATGAGGCTGCTGCACTGTGGCTGACTCGGTGGCTTGCATACCCGTTGCAACACCTCGGGGCCAAGATGGATACCGCGGTTCTGATGCACTCCACCATGGAAGGCTCGGGCAAAAGCCTGTTGTTCGCCGACACCTTCGGCGCGCTTTACGGGCAGTACGCCGCGACAGTTGGGCAGACACAGCTGGAGAGCAACTTCAACGCCTGGCAAAGCAGGAAGATGTGGGCCGTGTTCGAAGAGGTGGTCAGCCGTGACCAGCGCTACAACCAGGTCGGCAAGATCAAGCACTTGGTCACCGGCAAGACCGTGCGCATGGAGTCGAAGTTCATCAACGGTTGGGAGGAGGCCAACCACATGAACGCGGTGTTCCTCAGCAACGAGATCCTGCCGTGGCCGATCAGCGACAGTGACCGGCGAATGTTGGTCATGTGGCCCATGGAAACCTTACCGGTCGCCCGACAGAAAGCCATCGGCCGCGAGCTGGAGAATGGCGGTGTCGCCGCGCTTTACGGCTGGCTTCTACGCGTGGATCTGGGTGACTTTAATGAACGCACCCGGCCGCCCAGCACTGCGTCACGTGAGCGACTGGTTGCTCTGAGCCGGGCAGGGTGGCAGACGTTTCTGCACCTCTGGCGCTATGGCGAGTTGGGGCGTGGCCTTTGGGGGGCGTGCCTCTCGACTGATCTGTATGCATTGTTCATCGAGTGGTGTCAGCGCAACAAAGAGCATGTGATGAGTCAGACGAAGTTCTCGCTGTTCATCAACTCGGAGGTGGAGAAGACCCGGTCAATACCCTGGACCGAGCGCAATGACAGGCGCTTCGGCGCTTTCTTTGTGCCCGATGATCCTGAGGCTTCCCTGCCCCCATCAATGAGAGCGCCGGACTTGGGCAAGGCTGTCGAGCAGTGGCGTTCAAAAGCACGGCTTGCAGGCTGGAACGTCGATGCCTGGGACCATGTGAAGGCATCCGCAGCATGAGTACATCCAAAAGTGTGTCGGGTGTGTTGGGTATGTTTTGGGTTGGTTTTGGCAACCCGACACAGATCAAGCGCCCATTTTTCGCGGGGTGCAGACGTGTGTGTTGGGTGTGTTGGGTTTGGCGTCGCGCGCGCGCATGCATGACATTATTTTCAACAGGAAGAGCACCGATGTTTTTTTCTCATGCGAGGGCTAATAAACCCGACCAACCCAACACACCCAGCACAACCTTTATTAATTCATTGTTTTTAAAGAGTTTTAAGTGTGTTGGGTTTGTGTTGGGTAGGCCATTTTGTGTGTCGGGTTCATTTTTTGAGGGAAAAGGTCTGTGATCAAGGAAATTGAAGCGTTAATGGTGCATTGGGGAGAGCAGGTGCGAGAGCGCGGCCATGGTGGTGGATTAGGCAGTCAGATGGGGGCGATCATCGAATGGGGCGGTGCGCCGCCGCGTGGCACGCCGGGTTCCCGGATATTGGGTAACGCCGGATGCGGCATTGATCACATCGCCAGTGAGGTCGGTGCCGCTGTGGCTGAACTGGAGCGTTCCGGGCAAGCACCATTAGCACGCCTGGCACGAGACCGGTACTGCACGCAGACCACCGTTCGAGAGCAGATGCGCAGTGCCGGTATCGCGGAAGGTGCTGATCGTACTTATCGCAATTGGGTGGCTCGGCTTCACCGGCAGGTTTTGGTGATTCTTAAAGCACGTACCCGCGCACATCGTGGGCTGCCGCCAGATCGACAATCCAGCGTTCAACTGCCGAGGTCGGTTAGGGAATCCGACTCGCTGCGCCCTCTAGGACAGCATGACCGTTCGTCCGGGTAGTTTGTCGCATTGTGGTCGCATTGTTGTTCTATCGCGGTCACATTTGGCCCAACCGTTAACAGGCCCTTTTCGGTTTTTCCGAACGCAGGTACAAGGTGGGCACGATCTGCGATTTGCACCTGAATCGCCTACAGAGCACCTGCTGTGCATGCTTTAACCCAGCCATCCCCAGGCTGTCACTCACCCCGCTTCGGCGGGGTTTTTATTTTTAGCTCACCCCAAGGGTGGTAACCGGATGCGCACCATGCCCGACAAACCAGATACGTGGGCCAGGATCGTGGCGGCCATTTCAAATCCACTGTGGCAGGGCATGATCATGGCCATCGTCGTCTCTCTACTGCGCATCCTCTACGACGCCAAAGAAACCAGTAAGCGTCGGATACTGTTCGAAGCGCTGATCTGCGGGGCGTTGAGTCTGGTGGCGTCGAGTCTGATCGAGTGGATGACCTGGCCGCCCAGCCTGTCGGTGGCTGCTGGCGGGACCATCGGCTTTCTCGGCGTCACGGCCATTCGGGAGCTGGTCACCCGCTTCATCGGCCGCAAGGTAGATTCCGTATGAAAGCTATCGCTGCCGCAATCATCATTGCGCTGGTAGGTGTGCTGCTCGTCGGCATTCAACAGTACCGGGTCGTCGCATTGCGCGGCGAAGTGGAAGTGGAAGCCACGGCCAAGAAGAAAGCGCTCGATGCTAATCGTGAAAGCGAGGCCACCATCACCACATTGCGCGCCGAGGCCCAACGTAACGCTGCCTATCTGAAGGACTTGAATCAACGGATCAAGGCCAGCGAAAACAAAGCCAAACAGGCGAGGAAAGAATTTGAAGACCTCAAGCGCAACAGCAAGCCCGTTCGTGATTGGGCTTCTCAGCCTTTGCCTGACGGCCTGCGCGGCAAAGCCGGTGGTGGTCACAAAAACGTCAGCGGTTCGAATCGAACCCCCTGAGCTGATTCCTTGCGAACGCATCAACGCCGATGAGGCTGACCTTCGTTCGAACGGCGACGTCTGGGAGCTGAAGGATCAGGCCATAAAGCTGCTCGACACCTGCGCCGATCAGGTCGACGCCCAGATCCTGCGCAGTCAGAGCAAGTAGTCGAGGCCACTGGGCTTCATGCCCCTTCGGCGAGGACACCAACCCCCGGTTTTCTGGGTCCTCCCTGAGGGGGGCTCCCTACACGGGTACGTGGACTCGCGGTTCCTGTGCAGCTGAGTTTTTTGCAGGGATGTCCGTCTTTCTAAAGGGTTGTGTATGGGCAGGAAAGTCAGCAAGGCCGACTTGAGTGAGATCGTTGGCCGGGATGAACGCACCCTGACCCGTTGGCAAAACGACGGCATGCCAGTGGTTGAGTTTGGCCTGGGTCGTGGCAACGAAAACCAGTACGACACCGAAGCGGTGGTCCAGTGGTTGATGCAGCAGGCTTCGCTCAACGGCAAGAAAGAATCGTCCCGTGACAGGCTTGACCGGGTCCGGGCCAACCGTGAAGAGCTGGCGCTTGCCAAGGAACTTGGGGAGGTGGTGATTGCCTCCGACATGATCCAGCGGTTCGAGGCCATGATCATGTCGGCCAAGGTCGAACTGCTTAATACATTTCCGGATGTGCTCGCCGCTGAGCTGTCAGCCAGGTACGGCATAGACGTGGACGATCTACTGATTCGTGAGCCCATTGAAGCGATCCTGAGAAGGCTATCTGAATATGACGATGATGCTGACTCAGTTGGAGATTCTGACGAATCGCCATACCCGGAGGGCTTTGAGGAAGACGGCGAGTGAGTCCCTGCACAAGGCTTGTTTGAAGTGGGCTCCACCGCCGCGCATGAGCATCATCGAGTGGGCGGACAAATATCGCTGGCTGTCCGCCGAAGAGGCTGCCCGGCCGGGTAAATACCGGTTCGATGTGACCCCGCATTTGGTCTGGCCAGGTGGCCCGCTTGAGGCACTGGACGATCCAAACGTTACAGAAATCGTCGGCCGCAAGTCCGCGCAGGTTGCCTGGACGTCGGGCGTGTTGGGTAACGCTCTGGGCAAGTGGATCGACATCGATCCGTCTCCGATCCTGGTGCTGTTTCCCAAAGCAGAAGCGGCCAAACAGTATGTGGGCGAGAAGCTTGAGCCGATGATTGAGGCAACGCCCCGGCTTCGGAAGAAGGTCGATCTACGCAGTCGCAAGCTACAGCAGCGCCAGGACTTCAAGCGTTTTCCGGGTGGCTTTCTGAAAATGGTGGGCTCCAACAGTCCGGCGAGCGTGAAGTCCACGCCGGTGCCGAGAGTCGCTGTAGAGGAGCCTGACGACTGCAACCTCAACTTGCGGGGGCAGGGGGACAGCATCAAGCTGGCCAAGGAACGATTGAAGACGTTTCGCCGCTCGAAAATCATCATCGGCGGCACCCCGACCATCAAGGGCCTGTCGGCTATTGATGCGGAGCTGGAGATCTCAGACAAGCGCGAAGGGCTCGTGCCTTGCCACGAATGTGGTCAGTCGCACGCGTTGAGCTTCGACAATTTGTTCTGCGCGGACGATCCCGACTATCACCACGAGGTGTATGGCAAGAAGCGGCCAGAACATGCGTATTACGCCTGCCCACACTGCGGCTGTTCGTGGGATGACAACCAGAAAAACGCGAACCTCAAACACGGCCGTTGGGTCGCTACGGCCGAGTTTAGAGGGATTGCCGGTTACATTCTCAACGAGCTGTACGCCACCTTCTGGGGATCGCGCTTCCAGGCGCTGATGGAGAAAAAGCTTCAGGCCGAGCACGCCGCGTCCCACGGCAACATCGGGCCGATGATTGCCTTCGTCAACAGCTCCAAGGGGGAGAGTTACGAATACAAAAGCGACGCACCCAAAACCGATGAGCTGGAAAAGCGGGCTGAGCCTTATGCTGAGCTGACGGCACCCAACGGGGTGCTGCTGATTACGGTGGGCGTCGACGTTCAGGGGGACCGGCTGGCGCTGGTCATCATCGGCTGGGGCCGGGGTGAAGAATCGTGGCGACTGTACTGGGGTGAGCTGTACGGTAATCCCATCGATCCGCATGACGCCGTTTGGCAGGAGCTGGATCGGCTGATTGCCAAGCCGGTGGCGACAGAGGGCGGCGCGCAGCTGGTCATTTCCGCCGTGAGTATCGACAGCTCGGACGGCAACACCAGCGACGCGGTCTACGGCTACGTCCGGGACCGGCAGCGCTACAACATCATGGCAATCAAAGGTGCATCGATTGACAGCCGTGATAAGGAAATCTTTACCCGGCCGTCCCCGTCGGTTGACTCGTCCCAGGACAACACCAAAGCGTCGAAATATGGCTTGCGCGTCTACATCGTCGGAACCCACAAGGCCAAGACGCTGATCGACGGACGTCTTCGACTCACCGGCGCAGGGCCGGGGCGGATGCACTGGTACAGCGAGATCCGCTCGGACTACTACGAGCAGCTCACCAATGAAGTGCTGGCCCCGCACGCGCGCAACCCCAGCAAGATGGTGTGGCAGAAGAAGGCGGGTCGCCGCAACGAAGCGCTGGATTGCGAAGTGTATGCACTGCATGCGGCCAGAAGCTTGAAGACCCATCTGTTACGCGAACATGAGTGGGACCAGCTGGAGCAACAACTGCTGCAACCCACTCTTTTCAACACCGAGCAGGCCGTCACTCCTGTGCCACGTAAAGCGAATGCTCGCGGTCGTGGCACGCGCAGCCGTGCAGGCTACTAGAGGTTCAATCATGACTGACGCACAAATGCGCCTGGAGCAAGTACGGGCGGCGATCTCTGACGTCCTTAAAAAAGGTCAGCGTCTCAAAAGAGCAGATCGCGAGATCTATCGTGCCGAGCTCGACAGCCTGCGCTTGCTTGAACAGCAATACGCTAAAGAGGTCGCGCTGGAACAGGCGTCGCTGCAGGGCAGGGGGCGTAATCGCATCTCCTACATGGTGATTTGATTATGGGTTTTTTCCGCAAAGACCCTGCCGAGTTGTTGATGCGAGAGGCACTCAAGCTCGCCAAGTCTGTGTCTGAAGGGTCGCCTGCCAAAGCGCAGGGTGGCGGTGGCGGGGTTGAAACCCGCTGGCGCGGTGCATCCCGTGTGCTGCGTAGCATGGCAGGCTGGATTCCGGGATTGGGCAGTGCCAGGCGCGACCTGCACCACAGCGAGCGTCGCATGCTGGTAGCCCGGTCGCGTGATGCCATGCGCAACCACCTGATTGCTCGGGCGGCTATCACCCGTCTGCGTACCAATGTGGTCGGCACCGGCCTGGTGTGCCGTGCCCAGATCGATCATGTCGCGGTCGGTATCGACGAGCAGCAGGCCGAGCATCTGAATGCCCAATTGGACAGGATCTGGTCGCTGTACGCCGATGACCCCCGCGAGTGTGATGCCGAAGCCACGCTCAACCACTACCAACTGCAGGCGCTGGTGCTCATATCGGCCATGGTTTGCGGCGATGTCCTGATCGCCAGTCCTGACGATGAACGTCCCGGCTGCATTTTCAGCACCCGATTGCAGTTGATCGAATCGGATCGTGTCTGCAACCCGGACGGGGGCATGGACCGCGCAAACATGGTTGAAGGGGTGGAGTTTGACCGCTTGGGAGCACCCTTGGCGTATCACGTCTGCAACGGTTATCCCAATGAGTATTTGGCAGGGCAGAGCCTGGCATGGGAGCGACTGCCTGCTTTCGGTGACGTGACCGGCAGACGTCGGGTCATGCATGTCATGTCGGACAAGGAAAGGCCAGGCCAGAAGCGAGGCGCTCCTTATCTGGCTCCCGTGCTTGAGCCGTTGCAGAAGCTGGAGCGCTACAGCAGTGCCGGGTTGATGGCAGCGGTTATCTCCGCGATGTTCACCGTGTTCATCAAAAAGAACAACGACTTCAACGTCTCCAACTTGCCCATGTCCGCCATGGGTAACGAGGGCGCGGGCGGGGATACCACCGACGATGGTGAGCTGGCATTGGGGGAGGGAGCTATTGTCGACCTGGGTCTGGGCGAAGAGCCGGTGGTGGCCAATCCGGCTCGACCCAACGCCCAGTTCGACCCTTTCTTCACGGCGGTCGTGAAAGAGATCGGCGCGGCGCTGGAGCAACCGATGGAGGAGTTGCTTCTGCATTACAGCAGCAGTTACAGCGCGGCTCGCGCTGCGATGCTGCAGGCGTGGCGGTTCTACAGCGTTCGGCGCTGGTGGCTGGCTTGTGACTTCTGTCAGCCCAGCCGCGAGTTGATCATTGATGAGGCCGTGGCGAGGGGACTGATTCACCTGCCGGGTTATTCAGATCCTGCGAAGCGTAAAGCCTACTGTCAGGGGATCTGGATCGGTCCTGCGCGCGGCGCTATCGATGAGCTCAAAGAAGCCAACGCAGCCGGTAAGCGGATCGAAATCGGGGTCAGCAACGAGACCCTCGAAACGGCCGCGATGACGGGCGAGCCCTGGCAGCAGGTCTATCGCCAGCGCGTCCGCGAGGTCGAGCAGCGACGCTCAGACAACCTGCACATGTTGCCCAAAGGCGGCGTCATCGCTGACCCACCCACACCACCCAACGAGGAATAACCATGCCCCGCGCATTGGAGCTGGCTGCATCGCAGCCTTGGCTGATGCTGCCTGACGCCCTGGATAACCTGCTGACCATTGCCGACCGCATGGGCGATCCGGGTGCGTTGGAGAGCAAAACCGGTATCCGCTTGGAAAATAGCCGCACGGTCAGCGTTCGCAACGGCGTCGCCATCATCCCGGTGGTCGGTCCGGTTTTTCGCTACGCCAATCTGTTTACCGAGATCAGTGGCGCGACCAGCACTCAGGTCTTGGCCACCGACCTGCAGTCCGCACTGGATGACCCCAGCATCAAGTCCATCATCCTCAACATCGACAGCCCTGGCGGTGTGGCCGCGGGCATCAATGAACTGGCTGACCAGATCCATGCGGGACGTGCGCGCAAGCGCATTGTGGCCTACGTCGGTGGAACGGGGGCCAGCGCTGCTTACTGGCTGGCTTCTGCGGCCAGCGAGATTGTCATCGATGAGACAGCGTTGCTCGGCAGCATCGGCGTTGTGGTGGAAGCCGTGGTCGAGGGTGAGGCCAGCAGCGGCCGCAAGCGTTACCAGATCGTCAGCCGCAACGCTCCCAATAAGCGGTTGGACATGGCCACCGAAGAGGGGCGCGCCAAGGTCGGTGAAACCGTGGATGCAATGGGCGAGGTGTTTGTGGCCAAGGTCGCCCGCAACCTTGGCGTGGCATCCGACGCTGTTCCAGCAATGGGAGATTTTGGCGGCTTGCGGGTAGGTGCAGCAGCCGTTGAATCTGGTCTTGCTCACCGCCTGGGCTCGCTGGAAGGACTAATTACCGAACTGGCCAAACCGGCCGCGACACAACCGAGGACATTCACTATGACCACTGTCAACTCCACCGCTCAGCTGCGCGAAGCACTGGCCGCTGGCACCGACCCAAACACCATCGAAATTGCCTCGGCCAGCCAGCCCGAGCTGGAGACCGCACGTACGCAAGCCAGCGCGCAGGCGGTCACCGCCGAGCGTGAACGGATCAAGGGCATCAACGGCTTGGCCAGTAAGGGGTTCGAGACCGAGATCACGGCGGCCATTGATTCTGGGGCCTCGGTCGAGGCAACCGCCTTGCAATTGTTCAAGGCTGCACAGGACCGTGGCATTTCGTTAAGCGCCATTAAAGCTGACAGCACCCGTGCATCGACCTCTACACCCACCGATGGCAACGCTCAGGGTGAGCGCAAAGCCGTAGTCGGAGCCATTGTCGCGGGCGCTTCGCGTCGCTGATCAGGAGATCATCATGAGTAATCCAACCCGTCAGACCTATGTCCCCAGTCATCTCTCTGCAGGTGCGTTCCCTGTGGTGATTGAGACCGGAATTATTGCGGCAGGCCAGAAGCTCAAGCGAGGTGCAGTCCTCGGTCAGGTTGACGCCTCGGGCGAGTACGTGCTCTGCGCCGCCGCTGCCGACAACGGCTCTCAGGCACCCAAGGCTGTGCTTGATCAAGACGTGGACACCACCGGCGGTGCTTTTCCAGCGTCGATTCTTCTCACCGGCGAGGTGCTGGGCTCTGAGCTCATGTTGGGCGAAGGCCTGTCACTTGCCAAAGCAAAAGCAGCCCTGCGGCCGCTGTGCCTGTTCATTCGTTAACCGGAGCTTCTGATGGATATTTTTGACACCCGTACCATGCTTGAAGCCGTCGAGCAGATGCCCACGGCGCGTCGTTTTCTGCTGAACACGTTCTTCAATGGCGGCAGCCCCGTGACGTTCCCCACCAAAACGGTGGACATTGATATCGTCAAAGGCCAGCGCAAAATGGCACCGTTTGTTCATCCGCGCCTGCCCGGCAGCATTTCGCTGCGTGACGGTTACCGCACTGACTCCTACGCGCCGCCGTACATCCAGCCCAAGCGCGAAACCACCGCGGAGTTGGTTCTCAAACGCTCGGCAGGAGACAACCCTTTCTCCAGCCGGTCGCCGTTGGAGCGGGCAGGCCAGATGCTGGGCAAGGATCTGCGCGATCTGGATGACGAGATCATTCGTCGCGAGGAGTGGATGTGTGCCCAGGCATTGACCACCGGCAAGGTGCGGGTGCTGGGCGACGGCGTTGATGACACGATCGACTTCCTGATGGCGAACGATCACAAAATCACGCTGGGCACCGGGCAGTGGGGCACCGACAACTCTGATCCGATTGGCAACCTGCGCGCCTGGAAACGCAAGATTGCCAAAGACTCCGGCCGCACTGCCAACACTGCTGCGCTGAGCGGTGAGGCGCTTGATGCATTCCAGTCCAATCTGACGGTCATCAAGCAGCTGAACACTCGCCGCGTCGACATGGGGCTGATCAAGCCGGAAGAGTTGCCTGACGGCGTCACCTATCTCGGCTACCTGAACGATCCGGGCGTCGACCTTTATGGTTACGACGAGTGGTACCTGGATGACGAGGGTGATGAGCAGCCCATGATCCCAGTAGGCGGCCTGATTCTGGGCGCGACGTCCACGCGTAACGCCATGCTTTACGGTGCGATTCAGGATCTGGAAGCCATCGAGAGCGGGCTGGTCGAAGCGGCACGTTTCCCCAAGAGCTGGACAACCCAGGAGCCGAGCGCTCGCTGGTTGAAGCTGCAGAGCGCGGCACTCGCCGGTTTGCTGGAGCCGGACGCATTCATCTACGCCAAGGTGGTGTGAGATGGCCAAGAAGCCCGGCTATATCGTGGTGGACGGCTGCATTCAGGAGGGACGCAACGTCATCGTCAGAGGCAGCCCATACACTCCGGCCAGTAAAGAGATGGAGGATGCGCTGGTGGCAGAAGGGCGTATCGCCATGAGCACAGACCCTCGGGCGCAAGAGGCCATCCAGTCCCAGGCAGCTAGCGGTGGCGATACTGATGACGCCACCGACGGTGACTGACCATGAGCTTTCGAGAACTGGCTGAGGACATGGACGCCCAGATCCTTGAATCTCTGGGCGATATCGCAACCATCGACGGGCGCGATATCGCGGGGTTTCTTTCAATCCCGTGGCTGCAACCCAAGCTCGGACGCATCAACACTGGCATCAGGGAACCGCACTTCGCGATACGCGTTCACGACGCTACTGGGGTTGCGATTGGTCAGATCGTCTCCATCGACCTGCCTGAGCAGGACGGTGGTGGTCGGTATGACCTGGTCGGCCTTGAGCCAGACGGTACAGGCTGGGTTTCTCTTATTCTGAGGCTGAAACGATGAGCATAGGCAGCTTCTACAAGCAGTCAGCCAAGGATGGCATGATCACCCTGCAGCCATCTTCGGCCGATCTGGAAGCGTTCAAGGACTTTGCAGCGGCGGTTCCCAAAGCAGCAGCAGCGGCCCAGCGGCGCGCCATCAACAAGACGCTTCGGTGGTTGCGCACGCACATTGCCAGGACTGTCGGTCGGCAAGAGCGCATCGCAGTTACGGCCGTTCGGCAACGCCTTCGGGCCTACCCGGTCAGCGGTGGCACTATGCGCGGCAAGCTTTGGTTTGGTCTGGATGCCATTTCTGCCAGTCGTATCGGCCGTGCGCGGCAGAGCCGTACCGGCGTATCCGTTGCCGGTCGCCGTTATCAGGGGGCGTTCTTCAAAACGGTTTATGGCGGCAGTCCTGATATCTGGATCCGGACCGCGAGCAAGCATTTCGACTCAGGCGCGTACGCCGAAACGCGGCAAGGCAAACGCCGCTCCGGGTTCATCGAAGAAAATGGCAGCCGCTTTCCGTTGGCTAAAGCCAAAGTGTCTCTGGAAGAGGCCAGGCCCCACTTCGATAGCTGGGTGAAACAGGCCGATGAACGCCTGCTGGAAATCCTCAAGCAGGAATTCAACTACGAGCTGCAGAAGTATCTGAAAGGAACTGCCCGTGTCTGACGACGCCTTCAATCTTGATTCACTGTACGAGGCCATTGAACAACACATCAGAGCCGCGATTGCTGGGCTTGAGTACGTCGGCACCATGCCGGACATGCTTCAGCAGGTTGCCGTCCCGGCCGTGCTGATCGAACTGGTGGAGTTTGAGCCAGGCATTGATCAGGGTACCGGGGAAACGGCCTTGATTGCCCGTTTCGAAGCACGGGTGATCGTTGGGTCCGAGCGCGAGCAATGCCAGCAGCAGGCGGCCTTCGCGGCCTCGCAACTGGCTGTCCTGCTGAGGCTGCAAACCTGGGGGCTTGAGGTCGAGCCCGCCGAGTTCGTTAGAGCCGCTCAGGACTGGTCGCGTCCCGAGCTGGACGGCTACGCGGTCTGGGTCGTCGAATGGACCCAAGGGATCTACCTCGGCGAGGAGGAATGGCCGTGGCCAAATGAGCCACCCGGCACGCTGGTGTTCGCGTTCAGCCCCGACACCGGGCGTGACAACGAAAACCAGTACCAATCGCCTGAGGATATGTGATGAGTTTCGCGTTGGCAGAACATGACCGCATGCTGGCCGGTGTGGTGAAGGACTGCTATGTCGTTGCGCTGGACCTGACGGCGTCACCTCCGGTATGCCGTGTTTCGGATGGTGATTGGGTTAGCGCCTGGGTGCGCTGGCACAGCGTGGCGGCGGGCAAGGCGCGACACTGGCGTGCACCGACCCTTGGTGAGCAGGGAACGTTGTTCAGTGCCAGCGCTGACGTGTCGCAAGGTACGTTCATTCCGGGACTGTATGGCAATGCAGGTGCCCAGCCTGATAACCGCGATCATGTGGAAGTCTGGCGCTTCGACGACGGCGGTTCCCTGATCTACGACTGGCAGGCCAACACTTACACGATTGATCTGCCTACCGGGACGGTGACTGTTACCGTCGGAGCCAGCTCGGCCGTTGTGACCGACGACTCCATCAGTGCGACCTCCGGAACGATCACCGCCAAGGCAGGCACGATCACGCTGGACGGAAACGTCACGATCAGCGGAACGCTCACCGTCGCCGGTGATATTCGCGGCGGTGGCCAGATCATCGACACCGGTGGCAACACCGCCAACCACAAGCACTGATCCGGCCCGCCATGCGGGCTTTTTAATGTCTGGAGATAACCCATGGCGACCGTAAAAATCGACAAGACTTCTGGTGATGAACCGGCAGCACCAACAGGCCAGGTCACCCCCACGGCGATATCAGTAGCGGACGCCCTGTCTCCTCTCGCGCCCGCCGTAGCAATGCGGATGTATCGAGACAAGCTGTTCACCTCGCGCACGCTGATTCTGCCGGATGAACGCGCGCTCGCCGTCGCCAAAGGGATCGTCACGGCGCAGGCCGATGACACCGTCGCGCTGGAGTATTTGCGTGCACACCCGGACCTTGAGCCGCTGGAGTAATTCATGATCGGAATGGATCGCCGTACCGGTCAGCCCGTCTCCGGCCTGGCGCACCTGCGGCAGTCCATTGAAGACATTCTTGGCACTCCCGTCGGCAGCCGCCGAATGCGCCCGGAGTACGGCAGCAAGATTCGGCGCTTTGTCGATCTGCCTGTGAACGATGGCTGGAAAAGCGCGGTGCAGGCCGAGGTGGCCAGATCGCTCGGGCGTTGGGAACCTCGCCTGAGACTTGAGCGTGTCAGGGTGATTGCGGTCCTGAACGGCCAGGTCACCTTGGAGGTGCAGGGGATGTACCTGGGTGACAATGCGGTGTTGGAGGTGACGGCATGAGCTTGATTGAACTGTCGGCGCTGCCCGCGCCGCAAGTCCTTGAGGACCTGGACTTTGAAGAAGAGTATCAGGGCGAGCTATCCGCCTTTCGCGAATACATGGGTGACAACTGGAGCGCCTTGCTGGAAAGCGACCCGGTCACCAAATTGCTCGAGCTGGGGGCTTACAGGCGACTTCAGAACCGGGCGCGTGTCAACGATGCGGCAAAGTCTTTGATGCTGGCATACGCCCAGAAAGCCGATCTTGATCAGTTGGCAGCCAACGTCAATCTCAAACGTCTGCAGATCCAGGCAGCAGATCCCGTTGCAGTGCCTCCCACTGCAGCTGTCATGGAAGAAGACGATGCGCTTCGGGAACGTGTCCAGCTTGCCTACGAGGGACTGACCACGGCTGGCCCGCGTAACAGTTACATCCTTCACGCGCGCAACGCCTCTGGTCAGGTGGCCGACGCTACAGCGGAAAGCCCAACCCCGGCGGTCGTGGTGGTTACGGTACTTGCTCTGGACGGAAGCGGTGCGGCTGCTGCGGATCTGCTGGAGACAGTTAGGCTCAACCTCAATGACGAGGATGTGCGCCCCTTGGGGGATCGCCTGACGGTTCAGAGCGCTGAGATTCTGCCTTACCGCATCAATGCTGTCGTCCACATGGTCGGGAGCGGACCTGAGACTGAGGCCACCCTGGCTGAATGCAAGAACCGGCTGGGGGCCTGGGTCAATCCCAGGAGACGCTTGGGCCTTGAGGTGGCTCGATCCGGCATTGACGCGCAGCTGCACATCAGCGGCGTCAGTCGGGTTGATCTTCAGGGCTGGAAGGACATCCGCCCGACCAAGGCGCAGGCAGCCTGGTGTGAAGCATTCACCGTGACGCGGGGTAGTTGAGATGACCAGCTTGCTCCCCCTCAACAGTTCCCCGCTTGAGCGCGCCATTGAGGTTGCCACGGATGAAGTCACCACGATTCCCCTGCGCACGCTGTACAACCCACAGACCTGTCCCGCGCATTTGCTCTACCACCTTGCGTGGGCCTGGTCGGTTGACCGTTGGGATGAAGGATGGTCGGAGCCGGTAAAGCGTGCAGCCATTGCCGCGTCGTTCTTCATCCATGAACGCAAGGGGACCATTGGTGCAATACGCCGAGTGGTTGAACCGCTTGGCTATCTCATTGATGTCCTGGAGTGGTGGCAGACCGTACCTGAGGGAATCCCCGGTACTTTTGCCCTCAAGGTGGGTGTGCTGGACACCGGCATCACCGAGGAGATGTATCAGGAACTGACGGCCCTGATCGATGACGCCAAGCCTGTCAGCCGTCACATGCTGGAACTGGCCATCAGTCTTGAAACGACCGGCCGTTTCTACCTCGCCGCTTCGGTCTCTGAAGGCGACGAAATTGATGTTTACCCACCTGTACCGCGTGACATAGAGGTCACGGGGCATATGGGGCTGGGTGGGCGTGAAACCACTATCGATACTCTGGATGTCTTCACATGATCGATCAGACTTCGCAATTCTTTGCCACCCTGACCAATGTCGGTGCGGCCAAGCAGGCCAATGCCGATGCCCTCGGCGTGCCTTGGAAAATAGCTCAAATGGGTGTGGGTGATGCCAATGGCACCGATCCGGTGCCCGATGCCCCACAGAAAAAACTGATCAACGAGCGCCGCCGTGCCCCGCTCAATCAGCTCAAGGTTGATCCAGCCAACAACGCGATCATCATCGCCGAGCAGGTTATCCCGGCAGAGGTGGGCGGCTTCTGGATTCGTGAAATTGGCTTGTACGATACGGATGGGGATCTGGTGGCGGTTGCGAACTGCGCGCCGTCCTTCAAACCATTGCTGGCTCAAGGTTCTGGACGCACGCAGATCGTGCGCATCAACCTGCTGGTCAGCAATACCAGCAACGTCGAGCTGCGCATTGACCCAACGGTTGTGCTGGCCACACGTTCCTTCGTGGATCTGCGGATTCAAGAAGAGCTTTCCAAGCTCGACAATAAACAATCTGTTCGTGCTGCCACCACCGGCCCGATTGTCCTTGCTGGCATTCAGGCGGTCGATGGCATTGCGCTTGTCGCAGGTGACCGGGTACTGGTGAAAAATCAGGCCAGCGGCAAAGACAATGGCCTGTACTCAGTCGTCGCGGGTAATGCCTGGTTGCGCGTTGTTGACGCGGATGCAAGTGCCGAGGTTACGCCCAACCTGATGGTCAGCGTCGAGCAGGGTGACACGTTGTTCGACACGCTCTGGCAGTTGACGACAAACGCGCCAATTACCCTGGGTACGACTGCGCTGGTGTTCGAGCAAGTGGCAGGTCCAACTGGCGTTTTGCCCGGTACTTACAACCGGGTTACGGTAGACCGACGCGGCTTGGTGATGGCCGGTTTCAACCCGACCACACTGGGCGGGTACGGCATTGCCGATGCCTACAGCAAGACCGAGATCGATACGCGGGTTGCGGCGTTACAACCCAAGCTGGGATTTACCGCGGTGCAACAAGGCACCGGTGCGGGCCAATTGGACAACGCGGTGAAGATCGGATGGAGCGGGACTGACCTGAAAGCGACTGTTGATAAGACAGATCTTGGAAAGCTCTGGTATTCAAGTAACTTTAACCCCGACAAAAAAGCGGATCGTGCTGAAACCCTCTCAGGCTACGGTATTAATGACGCTTATACGTCAGCAGAAGTTGATCGGCGTGTCTCTGAACGTGCCTTGAAGACAGAGGTTTATTCGAAGGCTGATACGTATACCAGAGCTGAGGTTGATACTCGGGACGCGCAGCGCTACACAAAAGAGGAAACCGATCTAAGACTGTCGGGCAAGGCGACTGGGGACAGCATTACGGTTGTCGGGTTTGCGGGCAATGATGTCAAATATCCCTATATGCGTCGATCCACTGATGGCGGCGTCTACCACCTGCAGACAAGGCTGGGGTATGTTCCTGTTCAAGCGGGCACGGGAGTCGGGCAGCAAAGCAATCTGATAAAAATAGGTCATTCCTCTGTTGGCGTTAAAATCACAGTTGACGAAACAGACTTTGGCAATCTCTGGTACTCGGGCAATTTTGACCCCAGTAGTAAAGCGAATGTAGGCTCCACGCTTGCTGCCTACGGGATTAACAATGCGTATACCAAGGCTGAGGTCGATGCACGCGACTCGTCTCGCGCAATTGCTGATTCAATCACCCACGTAGGGTTTGCCAGCGGTGATGTGGCTTTTCCCTACATGCGGCGGTCTTCCGACGGCGGAATATTTTACCTACAGACCCGTCTAGGCTTCTCCCCTGTAGAGCAGGGTGGCGGCGCAAATATGGGTAATTTCAAACTGAGGCTAGGTTACAACAATGCCGGCAGTATCCGTTTTTCAGTAGATGGCGCTGATTACGGCGATCTAATTAGCGATATTAACCTGGCGACGAAAGTGGCGGGACTTGGACTGACTGGCATTGGTCAGTATGCATTCGCACGAGTAATCAATACATATGGTAATTCTATAAACCAAGGTACATCGATTCCCGGCAACAACCTTCTTTACAGCTCTACAGCTGCAGGCGACGGTGCAAGTAGTAACTCGGGAACCATTGGCATAGGGACCTGGCGTGCTCATGGCGCGTTTAACGGTACTGAGCGCACGCTCTTTCAACGAATCAATTAGGTTAACTATGAGAACAGTATTAAGCGCCCGCGATCCTCGCTGGTCCGATCAGGCTCATTCGTCCATCGTTCTGATGGTGGCGTTCAAAGAAGTGTTCGAGATCTATGGAGAGACGCCGTTCGCGGCTTCTCCTCACGATACCGAGCCTCATGGTGTAGAGCTGTTTGAACGTGCGCTGGCCGGTGAGTTTGGTGAGGTCCAAGAGCCGACGCTCCAGACGGTGCAGGTACAGGTCATGTGCGAGCGTGGCGGACTTTCTGCTGCAGCTACGGCGCGAATCAACGAGTTGGTCGTCGAGCTGGAAACGTTGCAAGACGCCGTTGATCTGGGCGTCGCGACGCCCGAGCAGCAAACCGCGCTGCCTGCTATCAGCGCCGAGATTAAGGCGCAGCGGTTATACCGCGTCGAACTCGCGCAGCTTGACACGAAGCCCGGCTACCCGCTGGACTTTGAATGGCCGGTGCCGCCTGCCGATCCATTCGTTTACGAGCCGCCCAAGCCGGAAGCTCCTGCGCAGGACGTCAGCGACGACGATCAGCAAAGCACCTAACGCCCCGCACTGACGGGGCGTTTTCTTACCCGCTATTCGCATTCCACCACCAACCCCGCTGATCGGGGTTTTTTCGTTTCTGGAGATCGTCTTATGAGTTTCTTCCACGGCGTGACCATGACAAACGTCGACACAGGCGCACGCACCATTTCGCTGCCCACGTCCTCAATCATCGGTCTGGTCGATACGTTCACCGAGGCCCCGGCTTACAGCGCCAAGGCCAATGACCTGGTGCTGATCACGTCCGAGCGCGAAGCCATCGTTGCGTTTGGTCCTGACTCGGCGATCACCAAAGCCTGTCAGGCGGTGTACGTGCGGGCCAAGGCGGTGATCGTTGCCTGTGGCGTTCCCAAACTGGACGATGCTGTCCTGCAAACTTCCGCCATCATCGGCGGTGTCAAAGCTGATGGCACACGTACCGGGCTCCAGGCACTGCTCGACGGCAAGAGCCGCTTCAACGCCCAGCCGCGACTGCTGATCGCGCCCAAGCACAGCTCGATTCTGGCGGTCGGCACCGCCATGGCGGCACTGGCAGACAAACTGCGGGCGCTGCCGATCTTCGATGGCCCCAACACGACAGACGAAGCGGTCATGGCGTATGCCAAGAACTTCGGCGGCAAGCGCTCTTTCATGGTCGACCCCGGTGTCCAGTACTGGGATACAGCGGCCAGCAAGACTATAGATGCGCCGGGCTCTGCGTGGGTGGCGGGTCTGTTCGCCTGGACCGACGCGGAGTACGGTTTCTGGGCCTCGCCGTCAAATAAAGAGTTCGCCGGGATCACCGGCACCACCCGGCCCATCGAGTTTCTGGACGGCGACGAAACCTGCCGCGCCAACCTGCTCAACAACGCGAACATCGCCACCATCATCCGTGATGACGGTTATCGCCTGTGGGGCAACCGCACACTCAGCAGCGACCCCAAATGGGCTTTCGTCACTCGCGTGCGCACCATGGACATCGTCATGGACGCGATCCTCTACGGGCACAAGTGGGCGGTCGACCGTTCGATCACCGCGACCTACATCAAGGACGTGACCGAGGGCCTGCAAGCGTTCATGCGTGACCTGAAGAATCAGGGCGCAATCATCAACTTTGAAGTGTTCGCGGACACCGAGCTGAACACGGCCAGCCAGTTGGAGCAGGGCAAGGTGTTCTGGAACATCCGATTCACCGACGTTCCACCTGCCGAAAACCCCAACTTCCGCGTCGAAGTCACCAATCAATGGCTGACCGAAGTGCTCGACTCTGCCGCTTAAGGAACTGCAACGATGGCGATGATTCCCGAAACACTGAGCAACCTGAACCTGTTCGTAGACGGTGTCAGCTTCCAAGGCGATGTTCCAAGCCTGACGCTGCCCAAGTTGACGATCAAGACGGAAGAGCACCGGGCTGGAGGCATGGATGCTCCAGTTGAGCTGGATATGGGCATGGAGAAGCAGGAAGCCAACTTCACAACAACGGGCGTGCGCCGTGAGTCGTTGAAGTTTTTCGGCCTGGCTGATGGCGCTGCCTTCAACAGCGTTTTCCGGGGCGCATTCAAGGGCCTGAAAGGCAAGATCACCCCAGTCGTGGTCACCCTTCGCGGTCGGCTCAAAGAGGTCGACATGGGTGACTGGAAGCCGGGTGACAAGTCCGAGATCAAACACTCGGTCGCGGTCACCTACTACAAGCTGGAAGTGGATGGCCGTCTGATTTACGAGATCGATGCGCTGGGCATGAAACGCGTCATCAACGGTGTCGACCAACTCGCTGCAGAACGTTCAGCCCTCGGCCTCTGATAAAAGGAAATTCCTGTGTCTCAAGCAAATACCCAACCAAGCTGGATGACTCTGACGGCCGAGAGCGTTTCGGTGAAGCTGTCCAAGCCTGCCGAAGTCAACAGTGTTCAGGTGGACACTCTGACCTTGCGTGCCCCGACCGTGCGAGATGTGCGTGCTGCGCAAGCGGCGTCAAACGGCGATGCTGAACAGCGTGAAATCAACCTCTTCGCATCGCTCGCCGAAGTGGGCGGTGGTGATCTGGAAAGGCTACCGCTCAAGGACTACAACCGCCTGCAGGCGGGCTATTTTCGTCTGGTGCAAGACGACGAGCTTTGATCCTGCACTTCAGAAGCTGGCGGCAAAGCGACTTGCAAAAGAGCTGGGCTTTTCGTCGGCGGAAATCATGTCCATGTCTTTCTCGGACATGATCTGGTGGCTCACGGACTGAGCCCATCCCAACATCTGAGGTGAGTGATGGCGAACAATCTGGCATTGGGGCTGGTGATTGGCGGCTCTGTCAGTTCCACCCTGGGTTCGGCCTTCAGTACCGTCGAAGGCCGTATCAAGAAGCTGGAGCAAAAGGGTAGTCAAGCCAAGGTGTTGAGAAACACCATTGGCGAAACCATGCGGCTGCGTGATGAATGGAAGAGGGCGCACGACAGTGGTGCTGCATCGGCCTCTGGTTTGCTGCGCAAGCTTGAGAACAATCTCGACACGCTGCGTAAACAGGGTGTTCAGGTCGGCAAGCTCAGGCAGGAATATCAGTCCCTTGACCGTGTGGCCAGAAGCATGGACCTCAAGGTCAAGGGACACCAACAGATTGAGCAGGGCAAGGCCGGACTCAAGTCCGGGATCGGAGCCGCTGTCGCGGGTGTCGGCGCATTGGCCGTGCCGACCAAGGTCAGTGCCGACTATCAGGCGATCATCCGTGACATCGCGATCAAGGCGGGGGTGGCCAACAAGCCACAGGAAGCGGAACTGACCACCTCGGTGATCAAGACTTCCCAAGACACGGGTATGGCACGCAACGATGTGGCTGACCTGGTCAACAAGCTGGTCGGTGCGGGCATGAGCCTGGACAAAGCGCTGTCCTACGCGCCGGTGGCGGCGAAGTTTGCGGTCGGGCAGGGGGCCAGCGGCACCGATACGGCCAACATGATTCAGGCGCTGCAACAGAACGCCAAAATCACCGATCCGAAGATGATGGAAAAAGCCCTTGAGGCCGTCGCCATGCAAGGGCAGGCAGGTAGTTTTGAAGCCAGCGACATGGCTAAGTGGTTTCCGCAACTGCTTGCGGGCATGGGCAAGCTCGGTGTGACCGGCATGGATTCGGTGAGCCAGCTCGGCGCAATGCTGCAGGTGCAGATGAAAACAGCCGGCGGCTCGGATGAAGCGGCCAACAACCTGAAAAACTGGATGGAGAAGATCGGCTCCACCGACGTTGTGAAGTCCTACAAGGACGTTGGTATCGATTATCAGGGTTCTCTCAACACAGGCATCCAGAAGGGAATGTCGACCCTGGAGTCCAGCTTTGCGCTGGCCCAGCACTACATCGAAAAGACCGATCCGGCCAAAGCCAAGAAAATGAAGGAGGCCACGGAGAAGATCAGTAAGGAAGCTGATCCGAAAAAGGCGAAAGAGATGCTGGATTCGCTGGAGCAGGCGCTGCGCACCGGCGATCTGTTCGCCGACATGCAGGTCAAGGCTGCGCTGACGGCGTACTCGCAAAACCGTGGCATGTATGAGCAACTGAAAAAGGACGCTCAGAACGCTTCAGGGATTCTGGACAAGAACCTGGCCGAGCGGCGTGGCGCTTCGTCGCAGATCTGGGCAGAGACGTTTCAGGCCGTCAACGACTCGATGCGTAGCATCGGCGACGCCATTCGCCCGGTCACTGACGCAGTCGCCAAAGGTATCACTGCAACGGCCAAGGAATTCACCACGCTTTCCGATAACGCCAAGCCTGTGGTTCTGGCCATCGCGTTACTCGGTGGCGGGTTGGTAGCCCTCAAGTCGGCTGCCGGTGCATTCAAAATCGGCAAAGGTTTGCTCAACCTCGGACGCGGTGCGTTAGGCGGAAACCCGAACAAGGTTCAGAAGGTCTTCGTCACGAACTCTGGCGATAGCGATGGCAAGCCCGAGGGCAAAGTCGGTGCGGTCAAAGGGCTGCTGGAGACTGGTCTCAAAGCCTTCAAGGGCAAGGATAAAGCCAAAACCAAGGACAAAAGCAAGACTCAGGACGGTGACAAGGAAAAGCCAGACGGTGACGACGATGAGTCTGAGGAAGGCGGCAAGACAGGTTTTGATCCTGTCGAAACCGGCCTCAAGATCCTCGATCTGTTCGGCGAAGGCAGTGGCGACGGCGATGGTGGCAAAAGTGGAGGCAGCAGCTCGGAGCCGCAGAAAGTCTTTGTGGTCAATGCTAATGCTTTTGGCAGTGTGTCAGACGCACCGGGTGATCAGCGTCGGGCTCGGCGCGGTCGACGGCGAGGCGCAGCGGGTGGTGCCGGTGGTCGTCGTGGTGGTCCTCCTATGCCGCCAAGGCCACCTGTTCCATCTCCATCCCCTCCGGTGCCCGCTGGTCGACTGGCGCGTATGGCCGGGGCTGCCGGGAAGTTGGGCGGTCTTGCCAAGGTGGTTCCAGGTGCCAAGTTTCTGGACGCGGGCATGCTGGCTCTGGACACGTACCAGAATGCCGAAACTCAGGACGAGAAAGCCGAGGGCTACGGCGGCGCGGCGGGGGGATTGGCTGGCGCGTTGGCAGGCGGTGCGGCAGGTGCAGCCATTGGCTCCATTGTGCCCGTTGTCGGCACGGCCATCGGCGGTCTGGTGGGCGCATTTCTCGGAGGCATGGGCGGGCAGGACGTCGGTGGTTTTCTGGGCAAAGCGCTGTTTGGCTCAGACGAAAAAGCCGAGGCTGTTGCTGAAAAGCCAGGCGATACCAAGCCGTCTGCTGCGCCTGGCGATGTGGTCAAAGCGATGGCGGCGGTTGGTCCACCCCAGGCGTTGCCTGCTGTCATCAAGGCTACCGAGCAAAGCAAGGCCGAGCCCGCGAAGATAGATCAGCAATTCACCTTCTCGCCGAACATGCCCGTCAGCGTACAGGGTGATGTGAAGGATCCGGCCCAACTGGCGCGAGAGATCGCGCCGTTTCTTCAGCGTCAATTTGAAGAGTTCAGTCGGCAGGCGGCAGCCCGTCAATTGTTTGATGTCCCAGATGTGGGGTAAGGAAAGGTTATGGCCTATGCAGAGCAACTGCAGTCGTCGTTGAAGTACTTGATTACAGCGGGAGAGGTAGGGCGTCGAAGTCTGGATGACATGGTTGGCCCCTTGAATGGGGCCATCGGCGACATCACAGGGGCAGCATCAGAACTGGAGAACATCCCTTTCATCGGTCCTGCCGTAGGCGCGAAGTTGCAGCGCACCATGCGTGGCATCAATGTCGCCCAGTCGAAGGCTGGCCAGGTGGTGGCGATGTACGGGCAGGCGACCAGTGCGGCGGCGCAGGTGCAAGAGCGTATGGGCACACTGAAAGAGCAAGCGTCCAAGGCGAGTGCTGCAATCAATCGGGTTGCCGGGAAGATTAGCCCGTCTCTGGGCAACATCGCACCCTCCGGCAGTTTTGCCTCGCAGACCACGCCAGCCCCGGAAGCAGTAAAACCGTTTCCGCACTTGCTGATTATTCAGCCACTCAAGCCAGAGGCGCAACCTTACTACTTCAACCTGGACACGGCTGCCTTTGACGAGCTGCGCAGACAGACCGCGTTCCGTTGGGCCGGGCAAGAGCGTTTGACCCGCAGCATTGCGCAACAGGCGGTTGGGTTCGGCGACGACAAGCTGAGTTTGAAAGGGTCCATCTTTCCAGGCTTCAAAGGCGGACTTAAGCAACTGAACACGCTGCGCAGCATGGGTCGCAATCTGCAACCGCTCAGCCTGACAACAGGCTATGGAGAGGTTCTAGGCAACTGGTGTCTGCTCAGTGTGGATGAAGAACAGAGCAACCTGCTGGCCGGGGGTATTCCCCGCAAGCAGGGCTTTTCATTGGAGTTCGTGAGCTATGGCGACGATTTGCAGAACGTCTGACGGGGATCTGCTCGACACTCTGTGTCAGCACTACTACGGGCACCTGAATGGCAGCGTTGAAGCGGTGCTGGATGCCAATCAGGGCCTGGCAGATGAGCCTCAACCGTACCGGGCTGGCGTGCAGATCCTGCTACCGGATCTGCAGGTCACAAGCGAAGAAGTCATTCAGCTCTGGGGCTAGGGTCAGCCGGTTCACATCCACCTTTTATCAACGCTTGGCGGCGGATTCTAGTGAATCTGCCATGCCTTGCCATGGCTATCAAAGAAGGTCTCATGAAGCCTGCATTCCGAATCGTTGCGGATCGCACCGATATCACGGCCTTGATCAATGACCGTTTGTTATTGCTCCGGACAAGTGACAAGCCAGGCATGGAGTCTGATGAGTTTGAGCTGCGCATTGATGATCGGGACGGAGCCGTTGCCCTGCCTTCGAGAGGCGCGGACATCGAGATTTACCTGGGTTACGAAGGACAGCCACTGACGCGGCTGGGACTTTACACCGTGGATGACATTGAATCGTCCGGGCCTCCCGATACGTTGGTCATTCGCGGCAAGGCTAGCGATATGCGTGGCAGCGGCAGGACCACTCGTTCCGGCAGTTGGGAGGACGTCTCGCTGCAGCAGATCGTGAACGACGTCGCGACACGTAATAGCTGGAAGCCTGTCTGTAACGTCGCAACGAAGGTGCCTCGCGCTGATCAGCTTGACGAGTCGGACTACAATTTCATTACCCGGCTGGCCAAGAAGCATGACTGCACCGCCAAAGTCGCCGACGGCAAGTTGTTGGTGCTGCCACGCCAAGGCGGCGAGAGCGCAAGTGGTAAGGCATTAGGCGTTGTGAGGATTCAACGCCATGACGTGGCGCGCTGGCAGTTTCGCCTGAGTGACAAGACCACGCAAAGAGCCGTGCAGACCAAGCATCAGGACAAAAAAACGGGAAGGCTGAAGGTGGTTGAGCTGACCAACGATCAGTTGCCTGACGGCCTGCCGCCCGTTCACACCGACCGCCATATCTACCCGAACAAATCTGCTGCTGAGCAGGCAGCGAAGGCGCGCCTTGCCGCATTCAATCGCAGCACCGCTGGCGTTCGGCTGGAAATGGCCGGGCGCACCGATCTGTTCGCCGAGCGTATGGTCGACGCCCAGGGCTTCAAGG